CCACCTCCGGAGCGCTGGAATACGTGTCTGGGGCAGCTCCTGTGGAGCATGTCGTTCTACTTGCGCGCTGCCTGTTGAAGCACGGCGTCACGGGCGCATTGCCCCCGTTGCCAAGGCGGCCGAGTGACGAGGAGCCGGTGTATGTGAAGGAGTTTTTGGCCAGGGACCACGTGGCGACTGCCATGGCCCATCTAGGCGTGTCGGAGCGGGACGCCTGGAATTTGACTATGACGGGGCTGGTCGGCGCATTGCGGGCGAAGTTCCCGCCGGCCGAAAGCAATGCACCTGGCGCAAGGGCGCCAACCAAAGAGGAACACAACGCCACTATGGCGTGGTTCGACAAGATCGAAGCAAAGCGAAAGGCAGCTAAAGGGGTTCACTGATGGCAGGCGGAATGAATGTCGGGTCGATCTACTACGAGGTAGAAGCCGACACGTCGAAGCTCGTCAATAGCTCCACCAACGTCGATTCGGCGCTGGACAAGATGAACAAGCGCTTTGGCCAAACGGATAAGGCGGCCAACCAGGCGCAGTTCCAAATGACCCAGACGGCCGCGGCCGTCAAAGGATTGGGGCGCGAGGCGTCTGTTTCGTCGTCTGCGCTCAAGGGGTTCTCTGGCGTATTGGCCGGGCTTATCTCGCTTCAAGGCGTATCCAGCCTGATCCAGATGGCCGAGGCGTACAACGAAATGGCCGAGCGGGTCCAGATGGCCACGTCGAACACCGCCGAATTCAACATGGTGCAGACGCGCCTGTTGGATACCGCGAACAAGACGTACCGCTCGCTGTCCGAAGCGCAAGAGGTTTACGTGCGCACGTCGGCCTCGCTTAAAGCGATGGGCTACGAAACGGAATCAGCGCTGGATGTGACCGACTCGCTTTCCTATTCGTTCGTGAAAAACGCGACGAGCGTGGATCGGGCTCGCGGGGCGACCGACGCGTTCAGCAAGGTGCTCAATAAAGGCAAGGTTGAAGCCGATGCCTGGGAAACGATCCTTGCGGCCATTCCTACCGTCATTGACGATGTGGCGG